GCTTCGTCAAGTGTCATTTCTCCGAAAGTTTAATGGTCAGCACCGTCAGACCGGCAGCGGATAGGCCAACCGGTATGGCAAGCAGCCAAGGAAGGCTGGAGGTTGTGATGGTCAGAACTACGCCCCACCAAAACGCAAGACAGGTTAGGCAGGTCAGCGGCTTGCACCTCGCGTAGCGGTAGTACCACGCTGGCAGGACGTTATAGCGGTTCATCGCCAAGGAAGTCATAGTGGCCAAAAGCAATATAGTAATCAGATCCAAGTTCATGTTTTAGTCGTTGTTTGCAGTTGTTGATTGTGTACGAAATTGATCGCCAAGGTATCTTGGTGAGTCGCTCGATGAGTTTCTTGTTACCCAAATCGAGCCAAAGGAGGAATAGCTGCTTGTCGTACGGGTAAGCGCCGGCTTTTGCCCAGCCATCCATGACTTCGAGCGCCCGGTTAAATATTGCATCAGGCCTTGCATCATACGGCTCATCAGCTGCCTCCAGCTGCTGATCGGCGATTTCCTCGCGCAGTTCATTGTGTCGGAAGTCGCGTTGAAATTTAGAGTTGCGACTTCGGTAAAGGTTGATAGCCATTCGCACGATGTAGAATTTGAGGTAGCCTCCGGCGTGCATGGCTTCGATCTTTTCGGCTGGCTTTTCATATAGTCTGATGACGAGTTCATGTTCAAGGTCTGGCGCAAGGTCAGGCGTAGCCAGCTGGCGTGCTATCTGCCGCAGCTTGCCGCTCGTGTAAAGCGTTAGTATGATTGTGCGTGCCTCCACATTGGTCGCAAAGATAGAGAGTATTTTTTGGCATAATGTTGTGAGTTTGGTACGGCCTCACTTTGTCGAGCCACAGGTACTTGCCCTGATAACGCTGGATGTCTTGGATGACTTGAAGCGCATGTTGCACCGTTGAGTAGTGGCGGCGCATCAGTTCGCCCGCCTCCATCAGCGTCAGCTTCATTTTGAACTTGAGCAGGTACATCAGGCACTGGCGCGATTCGGTGATGTCGCGGTGGCGGTCTTGGCTTTGCATCTGACGCAATCCGATCTTAGTGTGCTTAGTCACCTGCTCCGCGTAGTAGTAAAATTCACGTTGTTGTTTGGTCATACGCCCATCAGTTCAATGCCTACTGCCTTGCAGAACTCCGCCTGCGTTCTTACGATGATGTAACGGTAGCCGTGCGATTCGACCAGCTGCTGCCAGTTCTTCTGCGCCTCCGACTGCCTGCCCTTGGCGACCTTGAACTCAAGGAAGGTGACCGGGTTGGTCAGGTATGTCATATCGGCCACACCTGCGACCATGCCCATTCCTTTCAGGATTGCGCCCTGTATCGCATTGGCGGCGTTGTTGTGGTTCAGGTAAAGCAAGCCGTATTCACGCGGCTTGAGTTTGCAGAATAGCTTAAAGCAGGCTTTCTGCAAATTGGCTTCAGAATGGGATGCCATCTTTGTCTTCGGATTGATAGAACTGATTGCGTGGGTATTGATAGACCGATTGAACCTCGGCGAAGGTTGTGTAAATATCGATGAATTTCAGTTTACATTCACCGACCATGCCGTTGCGGTTCTTGGCGATTATGATTTCGGTGCTGTCATCCTCAAGCTCTTTGTCGTAGTATTTCGGCCTGTGTAGGAAGGTAACTGTGTCTGCGTTCTGCTCGATGCCTCCACTGCTGCGTAGATCTGAAAGCATCGGCCTCTTGTTGGCTCTGCTTTCATTAGCGCGTGATAGCTGGCTCATCACGACCATCGGCAGCCTGTGTGCCTTGGCTATGATCTTAAGGTCGCGGGTTAGGTCTTCAAAGAACTGGTTTTGGTTAGCAATGTGGGCAGGTATTGACGGCGTTATGATCTGCAGGTAGTCAACGAATACGACCTCGGCGTTGGTGCGCTGGATGTAGCTTTTGATTTTACCGATGCGCATGTCACCGTCGTCAACCACGGTCATCGGCAGCTTGGCTATTTCGTCGCAGGTCTTGAATAGCTTATCGACCTGCTGATCTGACAGCCGGGCAGGTGTCTTGAGGATCATGGTGTTGTGAACTTCGGCAAGCTGCGAGAGCATGCGCACCACCAACTCTTCGTCGCTCATCTCCAGCGACAGGAACAGGACGCGTTTGCCTGCCTTAGCCATGTTGACGGCCAGCGACAGGCTGAACGCGGTCTTGCCCATTGCAGGTCGCGCGGCTACGATGTTCAGCGTTGAAGGCATGAGGTAGCCAAGTACGTTGTCAACGGATGAGTAGCCGGTGCTGATGCCTGCCTCTGCCCTGCCTTCGCGTTTGTCTATCAGCTTAGTCATTACAGCTGATGCGGTGCGTTTCAGCGTTGGCAGCTGGTTGCCGGTGAGCATGGCGTCGAGCGCTTCAAGGTTCGAGGTGTGCAACTGCATGATCTCCAGCGATGACATGGCGTTCTGCTTCAGGTGTTCGTTTGCGTCAAGTAGCGCTTGGCGCAACTTGCGCTTCACCCAGTCCTCGCAGTGATCCACAAGGTGGGTAGTCAGGTGCGCGTGGCCTGCCGCCTTCATGTCGATCTCGGTGAGGCGTATTGCCATATCCTTCGGGAATCGCTGATCCTTCTTGCAGGCTATTGCCAGCGTCATAATGTCGACAGGCTTATTTTCAATGTACAGCTGTTGCATCACCTGAAACAGTTGCTGCATGAGGGAGTCGTCGAAGAAGTCGACCTTGTTTTCAATGAACGCAATACCCTCCGCCAGCGCGTTGCGGTCTTGCATCATGATGCCTATGATGGTCGTATCGCTCATTGCACTGGAGGTTTACCAAGCTTTCGGCGGACTTCGTTTTCGTAGGCTATCGGGTCTTCCCACGCTTGCTTCTTGGGTAGCGGCTTGACCTCTTGATGCCTTACCCAGTTGCTGAAGTGGCGCTTGTACTCGGTGATGGTTGGGTGCTGCTTATCGATTGACTTCAGGTAATTGTCAAAGTAGACCATCAGCCGTATGACTTCTTCTTTCGTTGTGCTTAGTTGCATGGCAAATAATTCGACGACGGCTTCATCTTCTTCAATTCTGTAATTCTTTAATTCTTCAATTCTTTCATTCGTTAATTCTTTAATTCCTAACTTCTTAACTTCTTTAATTCTTACGCTTCCTTCTTGCTTGTCGTTTGCTTCTGTTTTGCTTCCGTTTTGCTTCTGTTTTGCTTTCTTGCCGTTTTCGTATCGCTTGTTGTTTGCTTCGATTATTGGCTTGATTAGCTTCCAGTATGACCGTGCAAGCGGTGTGATCTCCGCTGGTTCTTCTTGATTCAGGCCGTAGTAGACGATGGCCTTGAGCAGTTCAAACATCAGCGCGTCTGGCAGTTCTTCGATGGCTTCAAGCCAACTGCGGTAAAAGACAAATCCGTGTTTCATGACCTTAAAATTGAAAGATTAGCGGTTTTTGTAACTGCTCTTAGCTTGCAATGTTTGTTGTGAAATTCAATAAACTCACTTATGAGCAAATCGCAGGTGAAGTAGGTCAGCAATGAATTGTCATCGGTCTTGTTGATCTTCTTGAACAATTCGTCTATGCTCCTGCCTGCTATCCATCGGTCAAACATCTGTTGAAACGTCAAGTCGTAGTGGTCGATGTGCGTGTTGTCTTGTGTCAATACATCCCCAGTAATTGGACAGGTCGTGACTCCGTACTGCACGTTCTTCCTCCTGTATGCTTCAATCTCATTTCTTACTGCATATCTGCATGCTTGTTTGATAATTGCAATAGGCTTGCGCTCGCTGATGCAGTGGACGAAACTTATGTCAGTTCCTGTGCCATCCACTCTGTTCAAATAAAAGTACTTATTTCCATAAAAGTCTTTTTTGACAGTTATGCTCTTGATCCCGCATCCGCGCTTCATGTCCCATTCTGAATGCCTACTAAAAAGATTCATCAAGAATGCAAAATGCTCCGCGTTGTCGATTTCCTCGTTGATGTTGTACTGGCGCGTGATTGCCCTGCACCTTTCGGTCAATTCCTTTTTTGTCATTGTTTTGGTTTAGGTATGTAGAAAAAAAAGCCCCGACTGGTCGTAGCAGTCGGGGCAGGCCAAGGTAGCGGCTTTGCTTACGTTCACAAGCGGCTACGACCTCGCTGGCAAACTCTATCACAAATATAACGATTATTCTCTCACAGCGCCACGCCGATCGTGATCATCTGCAACTTTACGCATCGCGTCAATGATGTTGTTGTCGACGTACGTTGCGGCAATCGCAAGGTCGTAAAACAACTCCGCCAGTTCAGTAGCAGTGAGATCGCTGTCGTCACTTTCGATGCTGATGCGCTTGCCATCGATTTGCAGGCTTAGCTTTAAGCCAAGGTCAGAAGGGAAGGTCGCTGCCATCTGGTTCTGGTCTAATGGTGAATGACTGCGCTGGTGCTGGACGCTCTGCGGTCTGCTGCCTGACCTGCACGCTGCCAGCTAAGAACTCGCCCTTAGCGCCTTGCTTGCGCCACAGCGCGACTTGGTACTCGACGCCATTCAGCAGTAGGTTGCCCTTCCACGATGGAGCGTTGGCATTGTCGGAGTTGTTGGTGAAGACGCTGATGTCACCGTCTTTCTTTTGGTAATTGCTCATAGTTTGGTTTGGTTTAAGGGTTGTAAAATTAAGCATTGTGACTTTGCCACCAGTCGGCGGCTTTCTGCATCTGCCCAAGCAAGCCGCCATCGTGTTCGGTTCCTACGTGGTTGCGCAGGTCGTGGATGATTTCCTTTTGTCGCTTGCTGAATCCGATGTCGGTGTAAGAAGGAATCGGGATGTCGCCGCTGTCATCGTCAAACCAGTCGGATGCTGAGAAACTCATTGGCACTTCGAAGCTACCTGCTTCGTCTTCAATTTCAAAGATAAATTCGATATCGTTCATAGTTGGGTTGGTTTAAAGGTTATCGGTTTGTTTTTGTGTTCGCTATTTGAATAGTAGCCAGTTGGGTTATTGCAGTCCAAGATTTGATACCAGTCAATGTTGTTATCATCGCACTCCACTAATTTATCACCCGCCTCAAATGCTTCGTCCAAAGTGTCGTAGGTTCCTGCATAATCTTCCAGTCCGTGGCAACTGTCGTAGTTGTTGCCTGCAATTAGCAAAAATTTATTCATAGTTGGGTTGGGTTAAATTGTTTGTGATAATTTCCAAAAGGGTCAATGTTGTTTTTATTTTCAGCACATCCTTTTTGATTTTCAAAATCCCAATGCTGATA